GTCACTAGGGTTGTTGACCCGGGCCCTCGTGCGCCGGTGCCTGCAGCGTCAGGAATCCTTGCCACGTCGAAACCTGTCGCCCCCATGTGGGGTCTTGCAGCTCAGGATGTCAAGGAGCGGGCGGCCCCGCGGCCGCCCATGCTGTAGGTATCACCCGTGGGTCGGGTTGTTCACTTCTTACCGCCCCGGTGACCGCCGCCGGTCGAACGGCGGGGCCGGGTCGGGTACACCGGGGCCTGCAGGTCGTCGTCGTCCTCGGACACCAGGAAGTCGCTGTTGGGCTTCGACCCGACGAGGAGCTGGGCCTGCTCCTTCTTGACGTCGACCAGCTCGACCTTCAGCTTGTCGATCTTGCCCTGCTCCCGGGCCAAGGCGGCGTCGATGCCGGCCTTCTTGACGTCGGTCGGGTCGTCCGACTGCCGGCCGACGCTGGCCACGATGAGGGACCGGACGCGGGCATAGAGCTGGCCCAGGTACACCTCATCGGGGACCGCGTCTACGCCGGGCTCGTACTTCTTGTAAGGCGGCTGACACGCGGCCAGCAGCAGGTTGTGGAGGGCCAGCAGCTCCTTGGGGGAGACGTTGAGCTTCATGGTCTCAGGCCTCCACCGCGAAGGCCTGCCGGGCGGGCAGCAGGGCGACCCAATCCTTCGGGAACCTGGAGAACTCGAAGTTGGCCTTGAGCCCGCCGCGCGAGGTCACCTCGAGCGACTTGCCCGACCGAACCAGGCCGGTGACGCCCTCGATGACGGTGCCGCCGTCCAGCAGCAGGGACACGTACGGTGCCTGGCTCTCAGTGACGTGCTCGAACTCGACGAGTCCGGCCGTCGACTTGGCGGGCAGCAGGTCGTGGAGGTTCTCGCCGGAGACGAAGGAGCTGAGCGCCTCGTCCTCGGGGACCTGGGTGCTGTCCTCGTCACCGAAGAAATCGCAGGCCTGCTCCTTGACAGGAGAGTCCTTGTACACGAAGTCCTCGTCCACGTAGTCGTGATCCGCCTCGTCGACCAGGATGAACCTGTCGATGCGAGCTGCCACGGCCGCCAGCACCTCATCGTGCTGCGTGTGCGCGCTCATCAGGAGCGCGCACGGGTTGTGTTGGTGCAGGACCTTGGCGAGCGCCAAGGCCTCCTTCTTGCTGATCTTCATGCTGTTGTGGCTCCTAGATGCGGGTCGGGCAGGCCGACCGTGTCGCCTGCCCGATCGTACCCCTCGCCGGAGCGGGTGCTCAGCCCAGCTGCTTGCCCTGCGCAGCGAAGTGCTGGTGGAGCGTCCTGTACAGGGTGCGGGCCTGTCGGCCGTTGAGCTCCAGGCCGAACATGTTCATGTACGGGCTCTTGCGACCCAGCTCATCGATGAAGAGCCGGGTGCTGTTGTTGCGGGTGTCGGTGGAGATCGCCACGTCGAAGCCGGCGTCGCGACCCGCCGTCTCGGTGCGGAGCTGGCCCCGGCGGTCGGTGCGGGTCCGGACGGTGGCGTGCTTGTTGGTCTGGTCGTTCATCTGTCTCTTCCTCAGTCGTCCTGCGGTACAAGGATAGAGGTACGGCAGATTGGTGCCGGTGTACAAGGTGAGGCAACACCTTTCTTCTGCCTGCGGTGGGCAGTTTATTGCCCGTGTGCCATGCAGTAGCCACTGCTCACAGGCTCGCGATTATTCCTAGGCCCTTCGGTGGGCCGCATTGGGGGAAGTGAGGGCCAGAAACGGGCGAAGGCCCGCAGGGCGGGCCTTCGAGCCTTCTGATCCGAGCGTTGCGCTCAGATGATGTTCATGTCGAGGATCGTGACGGTGCCGTAGAAGTCCGAGCGGACCATCTTCTTGCCGTACCGGGTCATCACGCCCTTGCGAGGCGTGAAGTCCTCGGGCGCGAAGATCGTCGGGGTGACGATCAGCGGCACGTAGGGGCTGTAGACGTAGCCCGTCTCGAGGTAGCTGCCGCCCTTGTAGCCGACCAGGATCCGGTTCCGGGGGAAGTACGGGTCCTTGTAGACGGTGAAGCGGTTGCTCAGGGTGCCGATCGCCTCGGCGCCGATGGTGAAGGGCGAGCCCACCTGGCCCTCACCGTCGATCGAGAACTTCGGCTTGTACAGCACCGAGGACTCGAGGATCGTGGCGACGTCCGGGCTGGTCACCATGAAGTTGGCCGACCCGCGCAGGGTCTTCCGGTGGATGGTGTTGGCGCAATCGATGATCGTCTCGATCAGCGTCTCGTACCACTCGCGGACGGTGCCGGTGAACTGCGGGCCGATGCTCAGGCTGGTGTTCAGCGTCTGGGGCTGGCCAGTCAGCTTGTTGACGAACTTGCCCGGAGCGCGGCTCCAGTACATGTTCGCGCCGTTCGCCTCGGTGACGAGGTCCTGGAGGATCTCGCGGTCGATCTCGAGGGCGATCTGCTCCGACAGGATGCTGGTCAGCTCGACCTCAGCGTCCATCGAGTGGTACGCGTTGAGGTCCTGCGCGAGCTCCGGGGACCAGCGAGCGCGCAGCTTGCGGGTCGTCGCGGTGATGCTCAGCGACTCGATCTTGATGTCGATCTCGGGGATGGCCGGAGACGGCGTGGTGCCGAAGTCCGACTCGAAGCTCGGGATCGTCAGGGTGGTGCCCGCGCCGGAGTTGGTCGACTCGCCCAGGCTCGTCACCTGGTCAGCGATCGCCATCGACACGTTCTGCGTGGCCGAGTTCATCGTCGGGGCGGCGCCGGCAGGCGTCAGCCGGAGGACGAACTGGATGTGGGACCCGTTCAGCGGGGCCGGCGTGAAGGTGCCGCCCTGGATCAGGTTGCCGCCGGCCGTGTAGGTCGGGGCGACGAAGTTGCCGCGCTTGTTGAGCCGGCGCAGGTTGAGGACGCCCTTGCCGCTCTGGTAGGAGTCGGTCCACTCCACCGCGGCACCGTTGCCCTGGAAGCCGAAGATGCCGATCTGGTCGACGGCGAGGAAGTCGCCGTTCGGGATGCCCGCCTGCAGCGCCGCCACCGAGAGGTGGACGAAGCACAGGTTGAGCAGGCCGCTCTGGAAGTCGACGTCGATCTGCGGGTCGAAGTTCATGAACCGGGCGTTGCTGCCCGAGAAGTCCGTGTAGTTCGCCATCGTGCCGGAGACGAAGCTCTGCGACGGGCCGCTGAAGACGCCGACGGCGAGGTTCGAGCCCGAGACAGTGGTGCTCTGCACGTGGACCTTGGTGTAGCCCGTGTTGACCAGGTCGTACATGCCGCCCGTGGCCAGCGAGCCCGACTGGATGCCGCGGCCCGTCGGGTTGTTGTAGATCGACTGGCCCCTGGTGTAGGTGTCAGCCGTCGCGGAGTCAGACAGGCCGACACCGGCGTTGCCGCCGACGTTGCTGCCGTAGGTGTAGTCCAGGTAGAAGATGAGGCCCGAAGGCAGGCTCATCGGCTGGATGGACACCAGCTCGTTCGCGACCAGGCCACCGAAGACGCGGCGGACGATCGGAAAGGCGATGTTCGAGAAGCCCTGGATCTGGCCGCTCGAGGCGACGTTGGCGCCGCCGGTGGAGATCGAGTTACCGGCCTCCTTCAGGACCTGGGCCGCCTGGTTCTCCAGCAGCTGGGCCATGGTCTCGCGCTTGAAGCCATCGAGGCCGCGCAGCAGGCCGGTCCGGCTCCACTTCTCGACGAGGCGAGCGCGCTCTGCCCCGACGTGCCGCTCCTTGATGCCGGCGGCGAGCTGTTCGAACGTGAACGACTTCATGAGTCTCTCCTGATCTCTATCTAGTGGCGAGGACTGGGTCCTGCATCACCGCTTGGTGATGCCCGCGAGCTGCGCCCACCGCTCGGTCTCGTAGCCCTCGTTGAGGGTCTGCGTGGATGCCGGACGGGTCGCCCGAGAACCGGAGCCGAGGACCTTGCGGTCCGCGCCCTCCGTCATGGTCTTCTGCGAGCCAGCCAGGGTGCTGGTGAGGCTCTCGTAGACCAGCTTGGCCTCCCGAATCGTCTTCGCGTTGTCGAGCTGCTTGATGACCTGCGCCTTCTGGCGGGCCGACAGCTGCTCGAGCTGCAGAAGCTTGTTCGTGTAGAGGAGCTTCGCGTTGAACAGATTCGTCTCTGCCAACTTCTTGCGGAGGGAGTCGTCGGCCTTGGCCTCCGCGGGCCGTGCGGCAGCGCTATTCGAGCGCGCCTCCTGCAGCTTCCTCGTAGCCTCGGCCACGATCCGCTGGAACTTCTTGGCGCGGGTCACCGACTCGTTGAACCGGCGAGCGACCAGCGCGTACTCCTTCTTGATCTTGTCGAGCTTGGCGCCCCGGGCCCTCGCCCCCTCCTTCTTCAGGAAGGCGGCGCGCTTCTGGGCGCGCTCCTGCAGCCTCTTCTCGAAGCTGAGACGTTTCAGGCCCTCGGTCCGGGTGGCGTTGGCTCCCGACTCGCCGGGCACGCGGCTCTGCTTGTTGGACGGGAAGGTCCCGTTGTCGCCCATGGCCGGGGTGTCGACGGCCTCTTCCAGGTCGTCGCCCTCCTCGAGGCCGTCAGCCTCGTCCATGGCGTCCTGCGACTCCTCGAGGTCCTCGTCGGCCTCGCCCAGGGGCAGGGCACCCGGAGACGGCGACTTGTCGACGATCTCCTGCTCGTCGAACTCGCCCTCGTCCCTGCCGCCGCCGAAGGCGTCGAAGTGATCGGGCCCGTTGCCCCACGAGTCGGCCTTGGTCTCGGACCCGCCGGTGCCCGTGTGGTTCTCGCGGAGGTTCCGCATCCGAGCGATCTCGCGCTTCAGCATCTTCTCGTCGATCTCGACGATCGTGTCGTCGCTCAGTGCACGGCTCTCCATCTGGTCCTGCCCTCCCTGACCCTGGTCGCCGCCGAAGTCGTCGAGGCCGGCCAGGTCATCTCCGCCCTCCATGTCGTCGCCAAGACCGTCCTCGGCGCCCTCTTCGTCCTCTCCGGTGACGAGGTCGACAGAGACGTTGTCGAGTTCCTCCTCGACATCATCCGGCAAACCGGCCAGCTTCAGCGTGAGATCCGCCTCGTTGACCCGACCCTTCTTCGTCTTCTGTGACATCGTCATCGACTCCTGGAGCTTGTTGAGGTCCTTGTACGACGCTTCGAGCAGGTTCTCGTACGAGCTCTTCCGCGCCGGGTCAGTGACCCTCTCCTGCACGTGCTCATACATATCTTCCACTCGTGAAATCATCTGAGCGATTTGCTCACGGAACCCGGGGGAGGACCGGACGAGCCTGCCGGCCTGCTTGAAGGCTGACACCTTCTCGGCCAGGCGGTCGATCGTCTCTCCCAGGGTGGGCCGCCGCCGGGCAGCCAGCGGGCGCAGGGCCCGCAGTGACTCCAGGCTGATCTCCATCTCTTCGTCGCCCGGAGGCGCGGCCACGTTGCCACCGGCCTGGCTCTGGGGGCCCAGGCCCGGAGGGGAGCCGGGTCCCAGCTCGTCGTCCGACATGTCGGGGACGGGGGCTCCGAACATCGGAGGAGGCACCGGCGCGCCGGCCTCGGCCCCGCACAGCCCGTCGAGGTCGAGGGTCACCTTCCCAGCCGCATCAGGCGGGGTGATGGCCGCGGCGGGGCCCGCATTGCCGACCGGCACCGCGGCCGACGGGTCGGCAGAGACCAGGTCGGTCAACAGCTCGCCGTCGACCGGAGGCGCGCCAGGCTCAGCCGGCGCCTCGCCGTCGATGGGCTCGCCCAGCAACGCACTGTCGATGAACTCGCGGATCCGCGGAGTCACCGCCTCCAGTACGGCACGCTTGGCGTTGTCCTCGGCCACCTGCTTGACCTTCTTGACGTCTGCCAGCGCCTCTTCGTACAGCTGCTTCGTCATGCTCTCTCCGCGAACCTGTGACTAAGTATCGACCACCTGACCAAGATGCGTGGCAGCTCAGACGTTGCCGCCCGAGTCGCCCAGCTTCTGGGCCGAGCCGATGGTGTTGTTGGAGTAGATGGCGGGCCCATCGGCGGCCGGCACGCGCAGGTCCTGACCCGCGGTGTCCTCGGTGGTCGAGAACTCCTGCAGGTCCTGGACGGAGATCTTCGGGTCGACGTTCTTGTCCTTGCCGTCGGTCAGGCCCGGGCCAGGGGACGTGATGTCAGGGGCGTACGGGTTGGCCGGGTCGCCCGGGTTCTGCCACTTGACAGTGGTGACGTCGGGCGAGGCCCCGAAGCCCAGCGGGACGCCAGTCGGGAACATGCCGAGGTCGCCCTGCTGGACGCCGTCTGACGGCTGCAGGCCTCCCACGCCGGTCGAGTCGACCTTTGCCGTGGCGTTGGCCTGGATCACCTTCTGGGCCGCGGCCTCGTTGCCGGCAGGCAGGTCTCCTTGCAAGGCCTGCATCGTCGGGTAGGCGGCAGAGGCCGGAAACAGCTTAGACAGCAGCTTGTGAGCGTCAGAGGCGGAGCCGCCGACGTATGTCGTGTACCTGCCGAGGACTCCCATCGTCTACTTCCGTTCCTTCCTCAGACCACCCGAGCGTCGACCAGCTTGCGAGCGCCCTTCTGCAGGGCCTCGCGGACCCGTGCCAGCCGCTTGGACAGGCGGGCCTCCTCGATCTTGAGGGCCTTCATGTAGTCGACGTGGCCGTCGAGGGTGTTGGCTTCCTTGATGCCGTTGGCCTTGGCGTGGTCCACCGGACGCTCGAGACCGTCGGCCTGCTCGTCTGCGTCGAGCTCGGTGGGCTTCTCGCTGTCGGCGTCCTTCATCTTGCCGAAACCCTTGACCTCCTCCTCGATGATGTTCCTGAGGAGGCCCGGCGTCAGCTTGATCGGCTTCTTGGTCTTCATTATTGCGTACCCACTCCGGTGCGTGCTACTCCTAAGTAGCGCGTCCGTCGTAGATTACGCGGCTTTCGTCACAGGGGCTTCTTGGCCGGCATGAAGGCCAGGTCAGCCCAGTGTGACATGCCGTCGTCCCTGACCTCGCCACCGGCGAAGATCTCGGTGGGATCGCCTCGGAACTGCTCCTGTTGGGCCAGCCTGGGCGCCGCGGCGCCCGGCGTCGGACGGCCCATGGAGTCGCCGTGTGACATCTGCTCGGGCAGGGTCGTCACGGCGGTGTCGGCCAGGATGTCAGCCAGGATCGGGTTGCCGCCTGCCTCCATCCTCACCGCCTCCTTCAGGGCGTCAGTGGGTTGCCGGCCCCCGCCCAAGGGGGTGTCGAGCCGCGGATCGAAGGTGGGCCTCTGCCGGCCTCCCTGTTGCGGGGCCAAACGCGAGCGACGAGAGCCCTCAGCGACAGCCCGAGGGGCGGGAGAACCGACCGACGGACCCAGGCCTTCCTGCAGGATCTCTACCAGCAGTTCCCTCACCAGCGACTTCAGTTGATCACGCGTTGCCTTCATCTCACACCGTCCGCCTGCTGCCAAGGTACTGTCCTGCGTGGGGCATGCTCAGTGGGCCCCGACGAGGCCCACAGAATAATCGCGGGCCTGTTTAGGTTGGCTACCCCATCACCTGCCCGCAATTGTCAGCCCACCCCGGGCCAGCCCTTCGATCCGTCGTCCAGGGTGCCGGACAGCTGCGGGAAGTCCATCGCTCGGACCGTCGTCAGGCCCGCAGCGAGGCTGAAGGCGCAGGTGCCGCCGCTGCCCTGGAAGAAGACGCTGGTCAGGCGCCATTCCAAAGTCAACGACATGCCCTTGGGCACGGTCACGTTGTTGCCGCTGGCGTTCATGCCGTTGGCGGTCACGGCGACCTTCAACCCGTTGGTCGAGTCGTTGTTGATGAACGTCAGGAACCGGGTGACGTACGGAAAATCGACCCGCTGGAACGACGACGAGGCCGGGGCGACCGACGAGGTCAGCCACGGCAGGCCAGACGACTGGAACTCGGCAGCGTAGCTGGCGCCGCCCGTGGGATTACCGAGGGGCATCTCTCACCTCACCTTGCAGGACAGGATGTCGTTGAGGACCCTGTCGATCCTGTCGGTCCGGTTAAAGACGCGGCGGACCTCCGCCTCCTCGATCAACTTGCCTTCCGGGATCATGAAGGCTCCGGGCGTGCTGGGCTCAGAGACCATGTCCCAGCAGATCAGCTGGAAGTCGTCCTGGACGACGTAGTACTCGCCTTGCTTGCGGGTCGAGCCCACCCCGCGGGAGCTGATGCCCAGCTTGACCCCGTGCTCGACGAGACCCGCCAGGATGGCACCGGAAGGCGTCTTGTCGAGGACCTCGATGGTCCCCAGCACAGTGCCGTTCTCGATGTAGGCCTCCTTGATGACGTGCGAGACGTTCTTCAGGTTGACCACGGAAGAGTCGGGGTGGTCGAGCTCGCCGACAGCGCGGTTCTCGATGATGAACTTCTGGTAGTTGCGGACCTCCCGCTCCAGGACGGCCATCGGGTAGATGCGCCCGTTCTGGTTCAAGGTGTCGGCCTTCTGCAGGATGCCCTTCATCAGGATCTTGCGCCCGCCGGGGACCTCGACCTGCTTGCCGTCGACCTCCTTGAGGACGGGTGGCAGCTCGACCTTCTCGACCTTGTAGTCAAAGACGTCGTACGTCTCCAGGCGACGCAGCTTGGATGCTTCAGTCATGATTCGTCCTCCGAGGTGAGCTCGCTGCTGAGCTTGGTGTACAGCATGAAGCGCGTCACCGTGTCGTCGTCCACCGACTCCAGCAGCTCGGACTCCAGCAGCCTGCGGGCCTCTGACAGCTTGGTGCCGAGGTGATCGCTGACGTCCTCCTGAGCCTCGAAGGCCTCGATCTCGGCCAGCAGGCGCTGCTTGACCTCGGCCAGCTTCAACCGGATCGACTGTGGGTCGTCGTTGGCCGTCGAGAAGGCATAAGCGCGCAGCAGCTGGCGCTGCTCCCCTGTCAGGGCGCCCGCATACTTCTCGTTGAGCTTCCGCATCATCACCTTCATCAACAGGCGGCCCTCGCCTGGACTGTCGTCGGGCAGCGACTGGTCAGCGGGCACCGCCTTCTCGGAGACCAGGTGACGGACCAGCTGGTCCTCGTACTGGGCCAGACGAGCGAGGTCTCGATCGGGCGAGCGCCAGTCGTTGAGCAGCGTCTGGATCGTCGCGTAGGTCCTGTACTCGTTGACCGGCTGGTCGTAGAAGTCCTGGTCGCCGACCACCTTGTTGATGGCACTGATCAGCAGTGACTTTTCCCGGTCTAGCTGCTTGGCATCGTAGGCCCGAGCAGCGATCTTGGCCTCCTGCATGATGGAGGCCGCGACCGCCTCGCTGGAGACGGTCGTCTTCACTAGGGAGTTGATGAGGCGGTACTCCTTGTGCAGCAAGGTGCCGGGCTTGAAGTGGCGCTTGACGATCCGCAGGGCCTGCGCCGAGCGCCGCTTGTCGCCCTCCACCAGCGCCTGCGAGATGGTCCGGACGAGGAACTCGTACAGGAGCCCGGTGTTGCGCTTCTTGTTGTGCGACTTCGACATCACTCGTCACCTTCCTCGTCCACGCCGTCGTCAGCGTACGGCCCCGTGTGACCCAACGTGGGCCGGCCCTCCTCGATCAAATCGATTCCCGGTTGGTCATAGTCGATCTCGGCCTGCACGTCCCGGCCTTCAGAGATGACGCTGCCTTGCTTCAGGGTGCCGAAGTGGGCCGACATCTGTCTCAGGGACCGACTCAGGTCGAGCGACAGGACGGGCGGGACGAAGCCTTGCTGCTCCCGCTTGCCCTCCGAGAACGGGTTACTGACCACGGAATCGAGCCACCGAGAATCGTACGGGTCCTTCATGGCAGGATTGTCGTTGCCCGTCATCTTGGCAAAGTCCGGCATGTGAGTCTTGCTGGCACCGTGCGTTCTCCGGCGGCCGCGATTGTAGAGGGCCCTGTCCAGCTGCGACTTTGCCTTGACGGGCCTGTCGTCGCCGTCCTGGATGTCCTTCAGCCGGAGGGCGAAGTCCTCCTCATCGAGCGGGTCGTCGCTGCCGACGATCAGGCCGCGGCCCTCGCCCTTGTCCTCTTCGGGCTCCTCTCCCGCGTTCTCGGGGGGCGGCGTCTCCCCGCCGCCTTCGGGGGGCCCGCCCGCGCCGCCTCCGGAGTCTTCGCCTCCGCCGCCGAAGAGGTCGTCATTGCCGCCGGCCGCGCCGCCCTCGCCGCCCATCTCACCAGGAGGCGCGCCCGCGGCCTCGATCAGGGCGTCGATCTTGCGCTCCTTAAGGCGATTGCTGTCGATCTCGTCGATCTGCTCTTCGTTGAGGCCGAGGACCTCCTTGCGCAGGAACCGCTTGTCGAGCATGCCCTCGGGGGCGCTGCCCGCGATCTCCAGCTTGGCGCGCCACAGCTCGAGCTTCTGCTGCTGGGCCACCGTCGACGGGGTGCTGAGCCTCAAGGTGAAGTTCTGCAGGTCATCACTGTCGAAGCCGTGAGCGTACAGGTGGATGATGGCCAACTTGTTGAGCTCTGCCATCATCGTCTTCTGGATGACGTTGATGGTGCGGGAGAACCGGATGTCCTCCTGTGCCAAGGTGGCCTTCGACGACAGCATCTCGTCGTAGCCCAGGTAGGCCCGCGGGATCTTGAGGGCTGCGAACAGCTTCTTCTGGATGTAGGCCACGTCCTCGACGGCGGCCGTGTTCTGGCCGCCCGCCAGGGTATCGATCTTGGTGCCGGACTCGCCGCCGCGGACGGGGATGAAGTAGTCCTCCTCGACCGACATCGGGTTGTACCGCAGGTCGACCCGCCCCGTCTGCCTGTCGACGACGGGCGCGGTGCGAAGGTTCTGCCGCTGCTGCTCGATGTAGGTGGGCACGTCGGCGGGCGGCAGGTTGGCCACGTCGATGTAGAAGACGCGGCGCTCGGGGGCCCTGACCACGCGGTAGACCAACATCGCGTCCTCGATCAGGATCAGCTGGCGCCAGATGCGCCGGGCCGGCTCGATGATGGAGGAACCGTAGGGCAGGAACATGTCGTTGCCCAGCAGGCGGAAGTGCGTGACCTCCCAGTTCTCCAGCGTCCTGTTACCCAGGGTGACCCACCGGTAGCGGACGGCGAACGGGTCGTCACGGTCATAGTTCTCTTCACGCTCGATCTCGTTGACCGGGATCGGGAAGGCGTTAACCACGCCGTACTCAGGCGACACGTCATTGTAGAGGAAGAAGTCGCCGTACTTGCAGAGGTTGCGGGCCCAGCCGCGGAGGTTGAACTCCACGTTGAGGACGTTGTAGAAGAGGTCCTCCAGCAGCTCCCGGATCTTCTCATTGTCCGAGTAGACGTGCAGGATCCGGCCCTTCTCGTCCTGCGCGCAGACCTCGTCAGCGTAGATGTCGAGCGCTCCCGCGATCTCAGGAGTGTATTCCATCTCCTGGAAGTCCTGGTAGCGCATCAAGCGCTCGCTCAGGTTGTAGGCGTTGGAGGTGATGGTCGCGTAGGTGGGCGACAGCGACTTCTGGAAGAGCAGGGTGCCCGACGACTTCGTCTTGTCGGCCACCGCGATCGTGGTGTCGAGCGCTCGGATCTTGCGCTTGACGACTGGGCCACTGCGGAACAGCCGCGTCAGTCTGCGAAAAAGGCTCTTGGGTTCCTGCTTCTTTGCCATCTTGTGCGCCCCTCCAGTCAGTCGGGGCCTCGCTCACTGTACAACCCTGCGATCAGCAGGGGATCACTTCTTGTCAGAGCTCTGGTTGCTCAAGGTGACCGTCCTGGGCTCCCTCTTGGGCACCGGCACGTAGGAGCCGGGAGACGTCATCATGTTCTCCAGCACCCTCTCCAGCTCACTGAGGTGCGGGGTCACCGCGTTGATGGCAGCGGGCGGGGCCTTCTCCTTGAACTGCTCGATCGCCGCCAGCAGCCTGCTGGTGGCCGTCGTCACCGTGCTGATGCTGGAATGGTCGACGAACTCGTTGACGACGGCCCGCTCGATCTCCTCGCTGATGAGCTCGCGCAGCCGCTGCTGTGAAATCCTGAGTGTCTTCATGGAGCCCTTCTATGGGAGTAGATATTCGGCGAGGCGGGTCAGCGCAGTAGCCAGCTGAAGTCGCTGACATCGCGCTGCAGCGGGTTCCGGGGTGCTGTCTGCGATGGGTCGCGGGGGCGGTAGACGCTTTGCATGGCATTGATCCCCCTGATGTTCGGGTTGACCAGGGGCTGGGCCTCGTTGACGTTGCCCGGCATGGCATTGATGTCCTTCCGGGAGACGGCGGTCGCTGCCAGCATGGCGTAGGCCATCTGCTTGGCCTGCTCACTGATGCCCTCGCCGCCCTCCACCAGCCAGCAGCCGATAGCCAGGCTCATGATGAGGTCGTCGTGGCTGTCCTTGCCAGCCATCGGCTTGTTGCCGTTCCAGACGAAGGCCTGCAGCTGGTCGTACAGCCGGCGAGAGTGCGACTTCAGCGACTTGTTGCGGATCAGCTCCTCCAGCTTGGTCAGGATCTGGACGCGCGTCTTCTGGTTGGTCGGGAAGCCGGGCAGCTCGCTGGGGTCCGTCGGGATGTAGTTGAACGGATCGCCCTTGTTCTTGTCGTAGTACAGCCGCTTGTAGCTCAACACATCGCGGAGCTTGGTGTTGACGAAGTAGCCGAAGGTGTTGTTCTCAGGCACCAGCAGGGCGCCGTTGTACTTCCTGCCCCACTCGTCCAGCATGTCGGCCAGCTTCTCTGGGGGCGTCTTGCCCATGTACTCGGCCACCACCTCGCAGTCCTCCACGTCGATGACGTGAAAGGCAGAGTAGTCTGCTGCGTCACCGCGCGAGACGTCAGCCGAGATGACGTAGGTGTGGGCCACCTGCGGGTGGGCCCAGACCCAGACGTGGCCGCCCTGGCCTGCCTTCTCGATCGGGTCAGTGATCAGCGACCGCATGTCTTCCAGGTCGCCGGGCTGCAGGAAGGTGTCGCCTGACGAGATGAAGTCGCACAGGTACTCCTGCGCCACCTTCCTCTTCGACAGCGACCGCGTCTCCTTGTCGAACCAGGCTTGGTCGTGTTCCGGGTGGACGTCCCAGGGAAGGCGAATGGTGTTGAAGTCGTTCTGGCCGGCCTCTGCCTGCGCCCACAGGCGGTAGTACTGGCCGCCGACGCCGTTGGGGGTCGACAGGATGATGGCATTGCCGCCTGTCGAGAAGGTGGGGGCCAGGCCCGTCCAGATCTCCTCGAAGTCGCGGATGAACGCAGCCTCATCGATGATCAGCAACGACAGGGCCTCCGACCGGCCGGCATCATCGGAGGTCGGGATGGCGACGATCTGGGAGCCGTTAGTGAAGTTGATGGCCTGCTTGGTGGGCTCGTACTTGGTCAGCAGCAGCCACGGGGGCAGGCTCTGCAGCATCACCTTGCACTTCTTGATGAAGTTCATGGCCGTCGACAGCTTGGTGGCGATGACCAGGATGTTCTTGTCCTTGTAGAAGATGGCCAGCCACACCGCGTAGGCCGCGCACACCGTCGACAGGCCCAGCTGCCGCGACTTCAGGACGATGTTGAGGCGGTGCTGCATGAAGGCGCGGAGGCAGTCGTCCTGGAACGGGTAGGTCTCGAAGGGGATCGTCCCGCGCTTTGGGTGTTGGATCTTGCAGTAGTTCTTGATGAAGTACGCCGGGTCCGTGCCGCAGCGCTGGATCTCCTTGACCAGCTCTGCCCTCGAGTTGGGCTTGATGGGGGCCGGAGACGCCATCAGCCGATCTCGAAGACGGTCTTCCGCCGGTAGTAGGCGGTGCGCCGGGCGTTGTGGACGTTGAGGTTGATGATCTCCAGGCTGTCGACGGCGCTCAGCTCCTTGGCCTTCAGCGACTCGCCGGCCAGCTCCTTGTAGTTGGCCTTGACGCCCTTGATGACGGCCGAGGTGACGGACTTCGACTCGTCGACGTAGCGACGCTTCATGTCGATCATCTGCCTCTCGGTGCCGAAGTTGACGACGGCCGCGTACGAGGCCTCAAGACGGTCAGGCCCCAGCATCCTCAGCTTGACGGAGTACGACGCCGTCTGCGGCGTCGAGGACCGGCCCCAGGTCGTGTCGATCGCCTGGCCCAGTGCGTTGAAGTCAATGTCTGCCATTGTCACGGCTCCCCGCCGTAACTATGGCCGCGTCGCCGGCTAGTCGGGCTGAAAGACGAGCGCCAAGGGCACGCGGTCGGCCTCAGCTGCCGCCACCTGTTCAGCCGTGGGACGCCAACCGGCAAGCCACAGCTTGCGCCGGGCCGCGGCCCACAGCCTCAGGCACCTGTCGCAGCAGCCCAAGTCGCGGTACGCGGTCTCATCGTCCCGTGAGCGGATCACGTGGGAGCAGACCGGGCACGCCAGCGGGACAGGAGGTTCAGCCCCCACCGGCACGATGACGACGAAGCCCTCAGGCCTGTCTTCGATCAGCCTGTCGCGGAGGTACGGTCTTTGGGCCACGTATCATCGTACAACACCCGGGCATCGCTCTCGACGCGGCCGACCTCGATGACGTGGTCCGCGACGTCCTTGATGCCCTCCACGTGGGTGATGACGACGATGACGCGGAAGTACCGCTTCAAGGAGACCAGCAGCCGGTTGCACGCCTCCACGCCCGTCGGATCGAGGGGGCCAAAGGCCTCATCGATGATGAACATGTCAGTCTTGGGCAGCGAGGTGACGTTGATCAGGGCGACCCGGATGGCGATGGACGCGATCGTCTTCTCCATGCCTGAGGCCAGCTCGATGATGCGGCGACTGTCGCCGTAGTCGATGAAGACCTCCATCGAGTCGCTGTCGTCGTCCTGCTCCAGCTCCACAGTGAAGTTGACGATGCCGGCCAGGATCTGGGCGATCTCCGCGTTGATAGCGGGCAGCTGCGAGGCCACGATCAGGCTGGGGATGCCGCGGCGAGAGTACGCCTGGACGACCAGCTCGTGGACCCTCATCGCCTGGAGGACGTCGAGGCGGCGGCGCCGGTCGACCTCCATCTTGGCGAGGTCGGACCGCGTCCGACCCACCTCGGCGGCCAGGCGCAGCCTTTCGGAGTCATGTGCCTTGGCAGACCGCTGCATGCCGTCGAGCCTGTTGCGGAGGGCGACGACCTCTGCGTTCTCCTCGTTGCGCAGGGCCTCCTCCAGCTCCGACAGGCGCCGGCGACCGTCTTCCAGGCGTGCGTCGGCCAGGACCAGGTCGTGCTCCTTGCGATCACGGGTCACCTCGAGGCGTGCGACCTCAGTGGCCAGCGTGGCCTTCATCGTTCGCAGCTGTTCCAACTTGGAGACACGAGCCGGCAAGTCGTCGGCCTTGAGCACGGCCAGCGACTCTTCTGCCTTCTGCACCCTCTCCAGGGCCCGCTGCACCCTGTCGCGCTGCGGGTCGACGCGGTCCTTCTGCTTGAAGGCGTCCTTGATGAACTTGCAGCCCGGGTACGAGTCGCCGCAAGGCACGTCGTCCAGGATCTTGAGGGACTTCTCCTGCTGCTTCAACAGGGCAGCGTCCCTCTCATGGGTGGCCTTCAGGGCCTCCAGAGACGACTCCAGCGTCCGCAGCGACTCCAACCTCTTCTTCAGGGCGTCCAGGTCGTTGTCTGCCAGGACGGAGTCGACCTTCTGCGCCTTCTTCTGCCTGTCGGCGATCTGGTCGCGGGCCTGCTCGAGCTCAGTGCGCAGCTTTTGGGCGCGTACCTCCTCGTCGGCCACCCAGTGTCGCTGCTGGTCGACCTGGTTCTGAGTGACCGGCTTGAAGTCCTTGAAGGCCGCCAGCTGTGCCTGGACGTCAGCCAGATCCTGGCCTGCCTGGTGCAGCTGGCGGTCGCACTCTCGGATCTTAGCCTCGTGGTCCGCCAGCGCCTCCAGGAGCGAGGCCTCCAGGCGCTGCCAGTCGCGGTCGGGCAGCTGCTTCAGGGCGGCCTTGTTCGCATTGACGTCGAGCTTGGCCAGCTCGTGCATCTTGTCGAAGATGTCGAGGTCCAAGAACCTCGACAAGTCCTTCCTGCGCTTGGTAGTGCCCTGGTTAATGAACAGCTTCACGTCGTCCTGCGCGGCGACGGAAGTCAGCAGGCAGTCCTCGGGCGTGCCGATGAGGCGCCGGATCACCTTCTCGGTGTCGTTGCGCTGTTCGCCGGCCAGGTCGTGGGCAGAGCCGTCCTCTGCGATTCGAAAGACGTTGAGCTGGGTGCCTGCGTAGTTCTGACCTTTCTTTGTCTCGTACCTGACGGTCTGCCGCTCGATGGAGTGGTTGGTGCCGTTGACGTTGACGACGGACCGGGTGTAGCAGTACGGGTGCCTGACATTGATGACGTGCAGGTTCTTGACGTTGCCACGGTCTGTCGTGTTGAAGAGGCCGTACAGGATGGTGCCCACCACTGACGACTTGCCGCGGGCGTTCGGGCCGAAGATGCCGACCACACCCGCGGCCTGGTCAAAGTTGATCGCGTTGCCCTTGCCGTAGGCGAACGTGTTGTCCCAGGCCACGTGCCGGAGCGACCACTTGGTGTTTCGGACCACATCGTCGCCATCGAGGGCCTGTTGCAGGTAGGCAGTCACCTGATCCTTGACGGTGGACCACTCGTCGTCCGACAGGCCCGCTTCCTTGTGATACTCGCGGAGCAGTCGCATCAGCACGTCGGGGTTGCGCAGGTCGGCCTTGACCAGCGTGGTCGAACCTGCCGAGATGACGTCGCGGTTGACCCTCCTCTCGCTCTTGAAGGTGACCTCGGATGCCTTCATCTCGTTGCGCAGCTCGAGCGTCAGCTGGGCGACCTCCTTCTGGGGGAGGACGTCGCGGTTGCGGATCCGGAAGCGTGCGCCCATCGGGTGAACGCGTGAGGCTTCCAGCGTGGCCTCGACCGTGCCGGCCCAATCGACGGTGACGAACGGGCGCGGGTTGGGCAGCTCGCAGAACCTGACGTCGAACTGCTCCTTGCTCTTGATGTCCCACAGCAGGAAGCCATGACGAAGCTCTTCGGCGTAGTTCTGCTGGACGGGGCTGCCGGGGTAGGCGATCCACGGCCGGTGGGTTCGAATCCTGACCTTGCTCACTTGACGACCTCGGCCCCCGGGTAGCGGTGAAGCTCAGACTCCTCGACTTCCATCTCCACGAGGCGAGTGCCCAAGTACTGCATCTTGTGGATGTCTCCCAGCAGGCAGAAATCGAACCGCTCAAAGAAGTCGACCGTCAGGCCTTCCTCGATCAGCCAGTCGCTCTCCGTCGTGGCCCCGCGGACCGGGCCGTGGTAACAGGCAATGTTGACCTTGCCGGGCACCGGCTCCACGCTACGCCAGCCTTCCTCGTCGAACAGGCTGAAGATGCACCAGCAGTAGCCCGGCGTGAACTCGTACGTCCCACTCTTCTTGTAGAGGTGCACGCGCGGGTTACGCAGGGCCTCCACGATGGGCGTGACGGCGTCCTGCCGGGAGAGGTTGACGAGGTTGCCGTCGTGGTTGCCCAGGGTCAGGTGGACCTCGGCCACGTCGGCCATCGCTGTCACCCACCAGCTGAGCTGCTCGATGTACTCAGGAGACAGGCCTGAGGTCTTGGTGTGGAAGATGTCGCCTCCCACGAAGATGTGGTCTGCACCTGCCTGCTTGACCTGGTCAACGAACGCTGAAAAGACCTCGCGGTACTCATCGTGCCGCGAAAGGCCCCTCCAGTGCACGTCTGCGATGTGGGCGATCCTGACATGCAGCACGGTCTGACTGTAAAACGCTGATCCTCCGCTGTACAGGACCGCCTTCACAGGCGGATGAGGGCCGCGTGATCCAGCCTGTCGAAGAACGTCAGGTTCCAGTCGAAGGCGCGGGCATCCCTCAAGGCCGCCTTGAACTCTGCCTTGGTGGCGTCCCCTGGGTCGGTGGCCACTGACACCATCGACACGTCGATGTTGTAGTCTGCCAGCTTCTGGGCCACGCGCGGGGCCTTGGTCAGCCGCATGTCAGCATCGAGCGCCAGGGCGACCGGCGTGCCGTGGGCGACGATAGCGTTGAACAGCGCTGATTCCTCGTTGAGGTCGCTGCCCAGCAGTGGGACCGCGTTGTCGCCGCACTTGACCAGGTCGAAGGCGCCTTCGCAGACGACCAGCTGCCGCGACCAGTCAATGTTGATCTCGTTGAAGATGACCTGCTTGCGGTCCCCCTCGGGCGACTCGTACTTGGGGCGCTTGCCCCTGTCGATCGACCTGCCGACGTAGTGATTGAGGGCCCCATCGCGGTCAAAGGAAGGCATGATGACCCGCCGGTGCCACGTGGCCTCGTTGCTGTACCCCAGCTTGTAGAACCACAGGTCATCGTCCGTCAGGCCCCGGCCGTACAGGTACCGCCTGCAGGCGGCCACGTCAGGGTCCCGGCTGCGGGTGTTGGCCAGCAGCCTGAAGTCCTTCGGTAGCTGCAGGGGCGGAGGAGGAGGCAGGTCGCCCGTGACGATGATGCACCGGGGGTACCAGGTCGAGGTGCCTGCCGGCATGAAGCGCTGGACGTAGTCCTGCAGCTGTGCTAGGTTGCCGTACTTCCTGATCAGGGGCGCCAACGTGCGGCTCTTGTAGCCGCAGACCCAGCAGTGGCACCGGTCGTCCTCCGTCAGGATCGCCAGCTTTTTCTTGTCAGGCGGGACCGGTCCCTTCTCGAGGCACACTGGGCACCGGACGTCGAAGTTGCGACAGTTGCGCGACATTCGGCCCGAGCCGAAGACCGACTCGTAGAACCGTACCTTATCAGTGAGCGTGACGGCCACTATGGCCTGAGGCTACACCGCAGCGGCCTTCTTGGACTTCTTGGGCGCCTCTTCGGCGGGCGCCCCATCGTGGGAAGCCGCGTATGCAATGACGTAAGCATCAGTCGCGTCCCTCGACCAGTCGACTGGGCTGCCATCCTTCTTGGTGGGCCAAGCAAAGCCCTTCAGCGGCCCCTCGCTCATGTGCTTGAAGACCTGTTCCTTCTGCGACATGCCGGCGGCCGCAGTCCGCTGCAACTTGACGCCGGCCACCTTGCGGGCGTGGTTGGCGCTGATGTACTCGGGCACCGCTCCGAACTGCTTGCGGGCCAGGTTGCTGACGATGCCGTTGAAGCGCAGCAGCTGCGAGATGGTCTGGGCCGACGACATGCCCGGGCGGAAGCCCATCAGCGGCTCCTCCAGGGCGACACGATTGATGTGGTGGGAGGCCTCGAGGTCGCGAAGATAGGTCTCCACCCGGTCGACCTTGTCCCAGAAGGTCTTGCAGCCCTTGAACTCGATGCGGTCGAGCCACCTGACGTGGTGATCCAGCTCGTCCATCCGGGTGCCCGGATCGGGAGCGTGAGCCTCCTCGTCGTAGATGCAGACGCCGGTGCACGAAGTCGACACGTCGAGAGCCAAGATCCTGCCCATGGACGTCATCTTTGCCCCCACGTGACACACGTAAAATCTGCCTACAGCAGCCCCATGCCCCTCAATTCCAGCTCCGTGATGACCTGGAGGGTGACACCGTGGGCCGAGCACCACTGCCGTGCGGCCGCCAGCTTCTTCTGGACCCGGGCCTGGGGCAGCCGCTTGCTGGGCTTCACCTCGACCAGCACGCGCTTGCCGTCCGTGAACTCGACCAGGAAGTCTGGGTAGTACTTGCGCTGCTTTCCGGACCGCGCGTTGCTGACGTACGGGATGACGACCGTCTCGTAGCCATAGCTGGTTACCGTGGGCTCAGCATCGAACCACTGCATCAGCAGCAGCTCCCAGCCAGAGCGGTACTCGCACGGCCCACCTGACTTGGGCGACTGGTGAACGCCCGTGTGGTATCCGCCGCGCCTGCGACGACGCTTAGCTGCCACTGTTCCTCATTGACACGACCAAGGCCCCGTCGAGGCCGTCGAGGAGGTCATCGAGCCTGTCGCGGTCCCGACGATCGTAGCGGGCCAGCAAGGAAGCGTACCTCTGGGCCAGGCCTGAGATGTCGTCTCCTTCCAGGCAGTAGCCTACGTCCCGTTGGTCGTCGTGTTCACCGCTCAGGAACTCCACCTCCACGTCGGGCTGCGTGGCGAACTTGTCCCAGACCACCTGGGCGTCCGGCGACGTCTGTCCGTCAGGGTCAGACGACAGGGACGAGCCCCGTTGGGTGGCGTACTGCATGGCGAGGCGGTACAGCAGTGGGCCGTGGCCGCGCTGGGCCCTGACGTTGGTCACCCGCCAGACGTCGAACTTGTGGGCACTGATGCTGCCGACAATGGCCCGATTCAGCGCGGCTCGAGGCCTGCTCTCCTGGCCCGACAGGACGCTCTCGACTGTTGGCAGCCTGACCAGCGCCAGGGTCACGCCGCCGCGAAATTCCCTGACGATGAGACCCACGTCGGCGGGCAACGTCGTGGCCGTCATGGCCGCCTCGCGGACCAGCCTCCTCAGGGTGCGCAAGTCGACCCTCATCAGAAGTCGTACCTGACCTTGAACATGATTCGATCGCCGTAGCGCTTCAGGATGGGCTGAGCCAGCTGAGCCTTCATCACCACGTTGAGGTCGGTGTCGTGGAAGTTGATGCCCGACACGTAGACGAAGCTGTCGTCAGTGTCGTTGGGGTAGCCGGTGGGCGGGACGGCCCGGTAGCTCGGGTTGCTCGACGAGTTGAGCTGGTTGTTGGGGGCCAGCACGTCGACCTTCATGGAGTGGACGTGCTGCACGCCCCTGAGGTCGAGGCGGTAGGCGTCCTGGCCGAAGAAGTAGAGGTGCGGGCTCTTGACGACGACGAGGCCCTCGTCGTAGTAGACGTTGCCCACGCTGTTCCATGAGGACTGCGTCGTCAGGCAGTCGGCCCGGTACAGGTTGCCGCGCCCGTCGTCGGCCAGCGTCACCTTGACGGGCCCACAGACCTGAGCGCCCGATGAGGTGGTCAGGGCCAAGTTGGCTCCCAGGTAGCTAGAGCGCACCATGTCAGGATCGCACAGCCGTAGGGACTGCGGGCTAATGCTGAGGCCGTAGAACAGGTTGCTGACGTCAAAGACGACGACCTCGTTGGAGGACGGATCGCGGGTCCGCTGGAACACCGTCAGGGGCGCGCCGGCCTCCACGTCGCTGCCAGACGACACCGTCTGGATGTAATTAGTAGTGGCTGGGCCTACCTGGGCGAAAGGCGACTCTGGGGCGCTGCCTAGCTGTTGGTCGGCCAGGCTGTCCGTGTCGGGTCCCCCGAACATCAGCGTCGACGTCAGGACCATGTCGTCCAGCTGGACGAAGCTGAGCTCATCGATGCCCAGGTCGTCGACGGCACGTTGGAGGGACTCGGAGGCCAACAGCTGGAAGTTGGGCACGAAGAGGCCGTCATCGCACGGCATCACCGTCAGGTTGCGCTTGGCAACGAAGGGCTGCGAGTACAGGAACTGGTTGCAGGTCTCCGCGTCGGTGGTGACCGTGATAGCCGCCCCCGTCAAGTGGTGGAGCCGCGGGAAGACCTCGGAGGCCAGGTCCTTGGCGAAGTTCTCGAGGTTGATGTAGTGACCCGCGACGCCGAAAGACAGGGCGGTGCTGAAAGGCCGGGTGGTGGCCCCGTCGACCTCCTCGAAGGGCGTCACCAGGATCCCACCGTGCGTGCCGACGAACTGCCGGTAGGGCGACTGCTCGACGAAGAAGGGCGGCACGTAGAAGGCGAAGGTGTTGTCGAGGAAGCTGGGCCCGACGCTGGACGAGGCCCGGACGTCGAAGTCCGACAGGTAGCAACGTCGGATGGCCACGTCGTGCAGCTCTGCGTTGAGCGGGTGGTTGAACGAGTAGCCCTGCGGCTCATCGATGCCAGTCTGGGCGATCAGCTGCTGCAGGCCGTCTCGCGTTGCCGGGTCAGCGGCAAAGAAGTTGGCCTGTTCATAGTTGCCGTGGTTGGATCCCTCGAAGAAGTTGCCCAGGCACAGGACGGTGGGAGGCGCCTGGATCCCCGCGTACAACCTCGGCGTGATGGTGGACGACGGCACCAGGAAGGTGCCCCGGTCGACGCCGTCGATGTTGAAGGTGCCGGTGCCCCCGTTGATGTCCTGAGTGCCCCACCTGACGACCACGTGGTGCCAGTTGTTGTGCCACAAGGAGTTGTCGTCAGACAGGAACGTCAGGTCGTGCGGGAAGCTCCCGGGCAGGGCCAGCGACGGCGCAGTGTCGGCCGAGTGGCTCAGCTGCAGCTGCAGCCTGAAGCCGACGGGCCGGCCGTTGACGTCCTTGCTGGAACCGCTGACCAGCGACAGGGCGTACGTCGACGACAGGTGGAGGATGGTGCCGGCCCTGAACGACCCGTCGCGTTGGTCGGTCGTGTACCGCGGGTTGATGTAGAAGTCAAAGCTGAACGACCCGCTGGGCGTGTAGGTGCCGCTGCAGTAGCCCTCGTGGAAGACCATGCCTCCGGTGCCGCCGTCGACGTTGGGGTACAGCAAGGCAGACGAGGTGGGAAAGCCTGAGGCCGTGAAGAAGTTGAGGGAGTTGTAGTTGGTGTAGGCCCAGTGCGCTGTCGGGTACGAGGTCCGGTAGTAGGCGTTGAGGACGTCCTTGACGAACAGCTTGCGCAGGGTGTTGCTGTTGAAGACAGGGGGCGGCGAGAACCGGACCACGTCGAACTTCTGCTGGAGGCGCAGCTGCTGGCCCTCGGCGTTGACGGCCCGCATGTACTGGTCCATCATGCCGAAGAACGAGCCGCTGAAGGCCCCCGCTCGGACCATCCTGCCTGCCTGTTGGGCCGACCTCAGGGTCGAGGCGTAGTCGCCGTCATCGTGCGCGGACTCGACGAACGACGAGTCGGGCGCAGCGTCCTTGACAATGGGAGACCGCCGGGCGAAGAGGTAGACGGAGCCCGTCACCCCTTGCGTCGAGCTGGACACGAACGTCCGGCGCGGGTTGGCGACGATGGTGAACGTCTCGACGTCTGTCGGATCGACCGGGTAGATCGACGGCATGGCACCTCAGAAGTCCAGGCGGACCCGGAGGGTGATGTCCTTCTCGGGGTTCTTCTGGACAGGCCGCGACAGCTTGGCCACCGCCAGCAGGTTGTCGTTGGCATCGTACAGGCCCACGCTGGTGGCATAGGTGAAGGACTGCTGGGTGTCCTCCTGGCCCACGTCGATGACGACGATGCGGTTGGTGGTGTCTGTGAAGGTCGGGTTGGACGAGTAGTTGAACTCGTCGGCAGACGCCCGGCAGAAGACCAGCGTGCTGTTGATGTTGGTGACGTTCTGGAACGTCATGGCGTCCTGGCTGCCTGACCCCAGCCGGCACGAGGCGATGTGGTCGACGATGTTGTCGATCGAGGCACTGACCACGAAGTCCGGGATGAAGGCCGACAGGAACTGCGTCTGGCTGCCCGAGGCGCCCAGCACCTGCTGGCCCAGCGGGGCCATCGCATCGATGGTGCCCGACACGTACTGGCTGGCGCTGGTCACCTTCTTCAGGTCGAGGACCAGGACGCCCCTGTCGTAGAACATCAGGCCCACGTTGCGGGCCGTGTTGGCACTGTCGACCACGTTGCCCACCTGGCCGCCGAAGGTCGACAGCTTGTTGGTGGCCGCTCCGATGTCGGTGTAGATGGCACTGCCCGACAGGGAGGTGACGAAGAGGTTAGGAGGCGACGGGAAGGTCTCGGCCGGCGTGGAGTCGTTGGGCCCGTTGATGCTGGCGGTCTGGCTGAACCGCATGGCGAACGTCTCGCGCTTGATGCTGTCGCGGGCGAAGAGGCGCTTGAAGGCGACGAAGAGGGCCACATCGATCTGGTCGCTCGCGTTGCTGGAGTCCAGGGGCGAGGTGAAGGCCGAAGTGGAGTTGCCAAGCAGGGTCTGCGAGAACTGCCGGTAGATGTCCATCTTCTCGCGCATCATCAGCGACGAGCTGGGGAACAGCTCCTTGCCGGCCGCATCGACGCCTGTCTGGCTAGTCAGTACCGTCGTCCCGCCCGGCAGCAGGCCCACCGTCATGTCGAAGATGGGGTTGGCAGTCTGCAGCGTGAAGTCCTGGTCATACACCGTCTGGAACAGCGACGAGGTGATGCCCGGGCCCACGCCGCCGGTGACGAACGTCTGGTACTTCTTCCTCGACACCGAGCCGCTGACGTCCTCCTGGAGCACGTCGATCAGCTGATTGAGGAACGAACGCGACGTCTTGATGTCGCTCGGCAGGATCTCCTTGTACGTGGCCATGTCAGTTCGTCTCCTCGAGCGCCGCTACCTTGCGTGCAGGTTCTGTGAAAGCGTACTGCCGTGCCTTACGACGACCTTCGGGCGAAGGATCACGCTCGACCATCGCCTGCACCTCCGCGAGGGTCTCGTCCAGCAATCCCTTCAGCTTGTCGACGAGCGCTGGATCTCGCAGCTCGTTCAACTTGGTCTCATCGTCGTTCACGATCTCTCCGATCACAGGTTCTTGTCGATGATGATGCCGATGTCCTGCACCGCGCCGGACTGCACGCCGGTGACCTTCATGAAGGCCTTGATCTTGGTCTTGTCAGCGGTGGTGCCGTAGACCGTGAACAGGGAGTCGGTCAGCGACTTGACGCTCAGCGTGAACTGGACGCTGGACCCGCCGAAGGCGTTCTCCGCCGGGGAGCGGGTCAGGATGTAGGTGGCCCGCTGGTTGCCGTCGATGTTCTCAGGCGTGTTGCTGAGGACCTGGACGAAGAGGTTGGGCACCTCGACCAGGAAGGTCTGGTCGCGCAGCTCCACGTCGATGGTGGTCTCGTTCTGGATGGTCTGCTGGACGGTGACGTTCGACGTCTTCTGGGTGTTGCGGCCCAGGGTGACCAGGTTGTTGAGGGCGTTGACGTTGGCATCGCCCGACAGGGCCATCGACGGCAGCCGCAGCAGGTTCGGGTTGGACACGCTGACCAGCTTGTACTTCTGGGCCACGGCCTGGTTGGTCAAGGCCTCCAGGACCGGCGTGTTCTTCTCGATCTTCTCGGCCCCCACCGTCCGCCCGTACTTGCTGACGATGCCGTAGTTGACCTCATCGTCACCCAAGGCGAACTTGTGGACGCTGAAGCTACCGTCGTTGCGGGCCAGGAACTGGCGACCCACGTCGGTCAGGACCGCGTCCAGGATCAGGTTGTTGGTGCTGTTGTCGAGGAAGCCCATGTTGTCCCTTACGTATTGCCGTCGGCCGGAGGACGCCCTGACTCGTGGAAGCGACGCAGCAGCTCTTCCCCTCGGGTGATCGATTCACGGGAGAACTCGATGCCGTCCTCGCGGTGATCCTGCAGCTCCTGCGACATCCGCAGGGTGCCGTCGTCCTCCTGCACCACCTCGAGGGCCAGCCCCCGTGGGTGCAAGATGTCTCGGTTGATCTTGAAGAGCAGGCCGCTCTCGCGGAGGAACTGGGCTGCGGGCAGTTTTTTCACTGCGCCTTCTTTCCCATCACGGCCTGCAGCAATAGCTCACGGGCCATCTCGAGGACGGTGACCTCAGAGCCGTGTGCCAGGCCACGGGCCACAGGCTCGACATGCTGCTCTGGCGTCATGGGAGGGGTCGACATGCTGTCCTCTGTCCAGTGGTCCTCGACGTCCTCTGTCCACTTGGGCCTCAGCTCGCGGCCGACCTCGAGCACCACGTCATTGCCGTCCATCACCTGCATTGACAGCCTGAGGTACCGCCTCTTGGGCACCGTCCCATCATCGTTCAGCGGTCTGGTCATGTCGCCATCCTACACCGCGGCGTCAGCCGGTCCTGGGCAGCGGCTTCCGCTGCGCGCCAGACCGGACGTTGGGCTGGGCCGCCTGCCCGGTCGCCTGCGTGGTCCTGTCGTCGATCGTGATGTCGAGGTCGGCCGACTTCATGTTGTCGAGGTTGACGAACTG